TTTTTTTGTTTCGGCTGGAACGTCATCGCCCCAGTAGTACGAACGCAAAGTAAAGCTTGAGTTCTTCCCCGTCCACTTCAATGAGTCGCACGAATGTCTCGATGATTTCTGCTGCGTCTGGTTCCTGTGCAATGTGATCGAGCCAAGCGGCTATGTCTTCACCGGACAGGTGCGCACTTTCGCTAGCCTGAGCCTGCCGCAGATCAGCTTCTAGCGCCGTTTTCTGCTCGCGTAGCATGTCTACGCGCTCTTTGCCGCCCGGCGGCGCTATGCCATCCTCAATAGCTTGCCAGATACGCTCAAACGCCGCGTCTATGCGCTTTATCTCGCGCTCAATGCGCTTGCTCTCCGGTTCTTCCTTCTCTTCATTCATTTCGTCGTAAAGAGCCATTGCGTCAACGATGCGCTGGCGTACATCCGGCTTCTTAATCGTCTCGAGAACGGTGTCGAGCACGGCTTCTTCGACGGCATCACGCCTAAAGGTACGGCGGCATTTCTTGCACTTGTAGTAGTGGTAGACGCGTCCCGTTTTTGACGTGCCGCAGGTGCCAACGTAATACTGGCCGCACTCTGGGCACCACATCTTGCCAGACAGCGGGTAATCGTTGGTGTCGCGCGTTTTGTTGTGCTTGCGACCGTTTGAGCCCAATATGCTGTTGATCATGTCCTGGTCTTCACGCGACCAAAGCGCAGGCATGCCGTCTTCGATTCGAACGCCCGCGTAATCGTAAACGCCGCAGTTCTGTTCGCGCCTGAGCAGCTTTGTTATCACGCCGTGTGTCAACGGTTTACCGCGCTTGCCGCGTTCCCCTGCGACGGCACGCTTGATTTCGGCAACGGTCGATCCGGCAAAGAGCATATTTTTCATACGGTGCATCACGGCGGCTTCACGCTCGTTGACCTCGTAATACCCGTTAACAATGTCCCAGCCGTAGTGCGTGCGACCGTTCGCCATGCCGCGCTGGGCGTTCTTGTTGATACCGTCACGGATACGCTCGCTGTCTATCGCGCTTTCCCATTCGGCAAGCACTTCGAGCATTCCAAGATTCAAGACGCGCGTTGAGCCTTCGCCAAGGCTTTCACCGGCATATAGGATTTCAACGCCTGCTTTCCGCAGCTTGATACGCGCAAGCGCCATTTCGTCGCGGTTACGCATAATGCGCGTGACCTTATAGATCACCACATAATCAAATATCCCTAATTTCGCGTCTTCCATCATGCGCTGAAAATCAGCGCGTCTAACATCACGGCCTGTCTGCGCGTAATCGCTATATACGCGCACGACATCAAGGCCATTTTGTGCGCAGTACTCACGCGACTTCTCTACCTGAATATCGATCGATTCGCTTCTCTGGTTATGCGAGCTGAAACGCGCATAGATGGCGGCACGCGTGCCCTTTGGCATGATAAAATCACCTTGCCTTTTGGTATTGCCCTGCGAGACTTTGGACGGTTGCGCGGGGCTTTTTTATTTCCTTTTTGATTCCGATGCTGCCGCCCTGGCGGTCATCGAAATGTTCTGCTGCCACTCTGGCGAGCTTTCGCGATAGTTGTCTACTATTTCGCGCTCGTCACTAGTGATCTGGTCATCTTCGTTTTCTTCACCATTCCAACTCAATATCTCGTTCGGCGAGCAGCCTAACGCCAGTGCTGCGTTCCAAACTTGTTCAGCGTTTGGGAATGATTCACCGCGTTCCCATGATCCGACTGTGCGCATGGACACGCCAATGGCTTTCGCAAAGTCTGCTTGTGAAATGTGCAGCTTTTTACGCAATTCCTTTATGGCAAGCTTCATTACACACCTCCTGTTTTAGCAACTATCTGCCGTGAATTCTATTCTATTGGACGAGAATAGGCAAATTATTTCTTATTTTCCTCTTGCAATAGGAAGAAACTCGCTTATACTGCAATGCGTGTTAGGAAGAAACCTTCCTAAAGCCGTATGTTTAACGGGTAAACCCGATAAACATACGGGTGCAAACCTTGACAAGTAAGGTTTGCAATTATCACTCAATGAAAGGAGGTGGACAGTATGAAGTTCAACAAAGAGGTCTTCGCCGCAAATCTTCGCGCTGCTCGCGCAAAGCTCGACATTACGCAGGACGAATTTGCTAGCCGTGTTGGCATCTCCAAAGATTCAGTAGTGAAGTACGAGAGTGGCGAAGGTTATATCCCCGGCGCTGACAAGATCATGGCTATCTGCGACGTTGCCGACATCAGCCCCAACGACTTGATGGGATGGAAGGAGGTTGCCTAATGGATGAAGTTATCGACGTCTTGACCCTCTGGTTGTTCTTGGTATCGGCTGTTGCCGTAGGCAGGATGATCAGCAAGTAAGAAAGGAGGGGTTTCAAATGTATGGAACCCAACAGCAAACCAACGGTTTGCGTCGTGGTTTTGACGAGAGAAAGTTACCGCAAGCTCGATACCGCGCAGACGGCATTTTGCCATCGCGTCAAAGCTGCAATGCAAGCCTGCGAAATGAAAGCGCCCGCACCTGGCTGCAACCGGGCACGGGCTGTGTCAAAACTTTCCCCAGTGATGACAACGAGTATTTTACACCGCTAGCAACGGTTAAGCGGTGGTTTTGCGGCGCTATTGCCGTGCTAGCGGCAACGGGAATCCTGCCAATCGCCCTAGCTGGTGCCATTATCTGGCTTACCGAAGCATGCAACCTGCCTTGGCTACCGTTTGTCCTTGCCGGTCTTGAGCTGTGGGCAATCGTCCGAATGGTCGACCAATGAGGGGCTATCTCGACCGCGACGCGAACGGCTTCTGGGTCGCGCGGGTGATCATCGATGAAGCCCGCAGACCGGGCGTTAGCGGAGCCGGAGACGTTCGCACGCGCCATGTGCTACCCGTGCCGCCATCGGCACCGCGAGAGGTCGCAGAGGTGGCTTTCAGGCGCTTTATGAGCCGCGAGGCAAGGAAGCGCCATGGACGTTGACGATTTCACGCAGCCGCTCGAATCCGTGATGCGACAGGAGCGGTTGGCGGTGTACCCGGTTCCGCTCAAGCTCAAAGACCGCCAAGAGCTGTTCGAGACGTGGTGCAAGCTCAATCCGAGGGCGTTGCGGCAGATCGAGCTCACGGCGCTCGCGATCGACCAGCGCGGCATCCGCGTGAGCACCAAGTACCTCATTGAGAAGCAACGCTACGAGGGCAACGTAAAGCTCGTCGGCGTGCCGTTCGCGGACGGTAACGGCGTCGAGCACGTCTACGGCATCAACAATACGGATACGCCGCTCCTAGCTCGTTGGCTTCTCAAAAAGCATCCGCAGCTGAACATCAAGCTACGCAATTCAATCTATGACAAGGAGAACAATCATGAAGCGTAAGGACGCAATCAAGTTCCTCGATTCCGTTGCCAAGTACATCAGCAAGACCGACGGCACCATTACGGTCTTCAACTCCAAGAGCGGCGAGAGCATCAACCTTGATACAGATCTAGCCCTCTGCTTCATGGGAACGCCCATCGTTGCCATGAAGGAAGTGCTTGAGAGCGACAGGCTCGACGATATGACGCCTGGCATGTTCGTCCACCTGATGACCAAATCGGCGTGCAACGCATATGTGCAGCAGCTCCAAGAGCGCTGAGCAGCTGGCGCTTGACCTGTTTGGAGATCAGCCGATGCCGACGCCCGGGCGATGCCAGTTCGAGCTTCATCTACTCGAGCACGGACAGAAGCAAAAGAGCGCGTGCGGCTTTCGCGGAGCGACCGTCTGGACTAACTGCCGCGAGGTCGGCAAGTGCATCTGGGACGGCTGGCACCAGCAGGGGACAAGCGATGGTCTGACGATGGGAGGTGAGGACGATGGCAGCGATTCCTAAAGACGTGCACGAGCAGGCGCAAGAGCCTATGGCATGGTTCCAGCACGACGCCAACGCGCAGCAGGACATCAAATGCCAACGGCTGCTCATGCGTCGCGGTAACGAGGGCTACGGAGCCTACTGGCGGCTGTGCGAGCTTCTGGCGAGCACCAAGCACCACTCAATCGCCGTGGACACCGACGAAGACTGGCTCATTCTCGCCGGCGCGATCGGCATGCGCTCGATGGGTGCCTTTGACGAGACGGTGAGCATCGCCGAGACGCGCGATTTCATCGACTGCCTGCTCGAGATCGGCTTGCTCGTTAGGGACGGAAAAGGCCACATCGAGAGCGAGAGGATGTGCAAAAACGCCCTTTATTTTGGCAAGCAGCGCGTCAACGGGGCCAAGGGCGGCAGGCCGAAGAAGAAGCAGGAAAACCCGCAAGACTAGCAGGTCAGAGCATGTGTTTGTGTTGTTGCGGATTGTAACCAGCGCGAAACCATCGGTTTTAGGCTGGGCTAAGCCTAACAATACATAACATAACAATACAGAAGCGGGTTTTTGGGTTTGGGTCTAAAGACCCAAACCCAAAGCCAAAAACCCGCACTTGCTTGTTATGTTGACTTACAAGCAAGGTTCTTCTTTCTTGCTTCTTCTTTCTTGAGCGATTCGTTTTTCGAGCGATTCCAGAGCCTGTATTTGAGTTTTCAACAGTAGTTATCAACAGGTTATCAACAAGTTTTCAACAATAGCAGAGTTTTCAACAAAGGAGCGTTGGCTATGCCTTACGGGAGCTATGTCAACAAAGTCCGGGAGCGCACATGCCCTTACTGCGGAGTGAAGCACCCCTTGGACTGGTTCATCAAGGACAGCGAAGCATGCTGGAAGTGCAGGGAGCTAAAGGTCGAAGAGAAGGAGGTGAAGAGCAATGAGCGCATCGGTTGATCGCGAAGGACGCGCTTATGTCAAGCGCAGCCTTACGCAAGTCGATCTCGTTTTCCTCAAAGAGCTTCAGCAGGAGCTGAACGATCAGCCGACGCTAATAACGGCTGACCCGCGTTTTTGGGTCATTCGAGACTACGAATATCGCGAAGCGACAAGGGACGATGACGTTGAGGCTGTTCGGCTTTTGCAGACGGAGCGAGCACAATCATGAGCCTAGAGGAAGTGATGTCGCTGGCCTACAAGGACAAGCTTGATTGTGGCGGCGAAGACTACGCAAAAGATTGGCTTGAGGACAACCGTATTCAGTTCGACGAAGACGGGAACATGTGGCTTGGCAGCTTCGACGCTTTCGAGGGCGTAGTCAATGAATTCGCAGAGAACCGCCTGTTCGATTACGTGTTCCTTACGAAGATGTGGGCGATCGTCCCGTGCACCATGTTTCTCACGCGTCGCGAAGCGGAAGAGCACCTTAAGGCCAATTACTACCACTACACGTCAGAAGCTCATACGTATTGCATGACCGCCTGGCGCTCACCGGATGTCGCGCAGCTGATAAAGCTGCTCCATACGGTCGATTTCGACGAGTTGGCGAAGCTGCTTCCAAAGGAGGACGGGCAATGAGCTCTTACGTTAAGTGCGTCGGTGATCTGACTGAGCCTGTTGAGCTCAGTGCTTCGCAGATTGCCGAGAAGATGACCTCAACGCTCGATTCCGAGTTCGACCCTGTGACCAAGCCGCCGTATTACGCCGGGCACACGGGCATCGAGTGCAAGCAGGCCATGGAATCCATGCTCGGCACCGATGAATACGTGTCCTATATGCAGGGATGCGCCTTCAAGTACCTGTGGCGCTGGAGGTCCAAGAACGGCATCGAAGACCTCAAGAAGGCGCATGAGTGCATCGAGAACATGCTTGAAGCACTGGAAGGCAGCGCGTCATGAGCGGCGGTGACTTCTACGCCGCGCCCAAGATCGTCACCGTTCGCAAGGCGCACTCGTGCGCGTATTGCGGCGAGACGATTCCGGCGGGAACGCGTGGCGTGCTCATGGAAAGCGGCCTTTGGGTCGGTCTGTTCTGGAAGCGCTACGCATGCCCGCGCTGTCAGCCGTATGTCAGCGAGTTCTGGGGCTGGCAAGGATGTGAGAGCGAATCCATCGAATTGGACTTCGACGAGTTCATGCGGGAACACCACCGAGACGAGTGGGTGACCGACGATGACGATTAGGAGCGACCGCAAGACCCTCGAGAACCTGTGTGCCGTATCGCAGGACATGAGCCGGCGCATTGCAACGTGCGAGAAGCGCGGACACGAGGGTGCGCGGGTCGATTACGACGATCTTATTTGCTGGTGCGATTGCGTCACCGACGCAATCGAAGTGATTCACCGAAATTTGGAGGAAAGCAATGAAAGAGTTTAAGACCGAGGAAGAGTATGAAGAGGCATCGTCGATGCTGGTTGGGTGCGCCCTGCTGATCGTCCCGTTTGCGATGCTGGTTGCCAGTATCGCCATTGGCTTCATCTTCGGAGCTGGATATGGGTTCCTGGCCTTCTCCTGCTTCCTGCTGATCGTGTGCATCTACTTCATTTACGCGGCAAAGCTCAGCATGCACAAGGCGAAGAAAGCGGCTAAAAAGGAGCAGGACGATGATTAAAGTTTCCGGCTGCTGCGACGGGTGCGGGAAGGAAGCCGACTGCACCAACATTAACGAATTCGCTAGGGTGCATGCCTACGACAACGGCGATCTTATCGAGTTCGATATTTGCAGGGATTGCGTCCACGAGGTTTCCGAGATTTCGGGCAGCGTCGTTGAAGTCATCCAAGAGTTGCGACGCCGCCATGGACGTTGAGGTCAAGCGTGACGCCAAGGGTGTCTGGTTTGCGCAGCCGTACCTTGGCAAGGCACCTGACGGGCGGCAGATAAGGCCGCGCCGTAGCTTCCCGGATGCCACGACGCGCGAGGAAGCGCAGGCGCTGGCCGATGCCTGGGCTTCGCACCTGACCTTCGATGGCAAGGTCAAAAGCACGCTCATAGTCGACCTGCTTTGGGAGTATATCGAGCAGCGGAGGGTGAAGGGCGTGAGCCTTAACACCGTGAAGAGGTGGTCGCTCTTCACCCGAACCTACGTTGGAAAGTATCTCAAGGGCAAAGTCGCTCGCGACCTTACCGCTATCGAGCTGAACGACTTCGAGACGCGCCTTGGCGTGAGTAAGAAGGGCGGCGGGCAGGGTCTTTCGCGCAACACGATCATCAGCGTCCACCACTTTCTGCGGGGTGCCTACAACTTCTGGGTGCGCATCGGCATCTGCGAGAGCAACCCGATGTTGATGGTATCCAAGCCGCCGGAGGAGCGACACGAAGCCGTGAGCATCGACGAATGGGATTACAGGGCACTCGATGCCATGGTTTCCGAAAAGCTTAACCTTGAAACGCCCGAGAAGCGCTTCATGCGCCAATCGGCCTACGCTTTCGCGGCTTGGCTCGCACTGCATACGGGGATGCGCGTCGGCGAGGTGTGCGCCGTAAGGCGCCGCGACCTCCACAAGGCGCAGGGGTTCATCCTCGTGAGCGGAACGGTCATCGAGGTTCCGGGCGGTGGCGTTATCCGATCCAACGTGACCAAGAACAAGAAGACGCGGCCCGTGGCGCTAATCGACGAAGAGTGGGAGCGGATAAGAGCCTATCTCGCGCAACAGGATTCGATTTCAGACGCTTTCACGCCTGATTCGCCACTGGTGAGCGTAGACGGCTCATACATGCGCCCCACGACCGTCTCAAAGGCTTTCAGCCGTGCTCGCGACCGTGCGGGCATGCCGAAGGCGTACACGTTCCACTCATTGCGCCATACGCACGCCACGTGGTGCCTGGCGAACGGCGTTGACCTCAAGACGCTCGCAGATCGTCTGGGGCACTCGAACGAAGCGACAACGCTGAAACTCTACGCGCACCTTCTGCCGGGGCGCGATCAGGCTGCGGCGCAGGCGTTCAACAGTTTCGCCAAGAAGCTCGGGGACGGAGTGTAAACGGTGTGTAAATGGCAAGACCTCAGCCATTTGCAGCACGTCACGAAAATGGGAGGTCAGATAGCGAAACCGATGGTTTGGGAACGGTTAGCCGCCGTATTCCAAGTAAGAATAAGGAGATAGAGAAAATGGTACCGATTTTGACTAAAGAGCAAAGGCAAGAGAACCTTGCCAAGGGAATGCAGGTTAGGCATCGCCGCGCCGAGTACCGCGAGCAGTTGAAGAAGGGCGCTTTGCCGCTTGAGAAGTTCTTTGAGCTTGCGGACGAAGGAGATCAGGCGGCATCAGGTATGCGCCTCAAGCAGATGATTACGGCGTTGCCTGGATACGCCGAGAACCGCGCCGACGCGCTCATGAAGAAGCTGCGCATCGCAAGCGGTCGCAAGGTGAAGGGCTTGGGCAAGAACCAGCGTGCAAACCTGCTGTCTACCCTGGTGAGGTGGTAGGCATGGCGAAACGTGATGATGGCCGCACGAGCATCAATCGCATCGCTCTGTTCATGACCGTCGCTGCTGTGCTGCTCGCAGTGGTTCTGATGTTCTGCTTCTTCTGCTTGGTCGAGTCGTTCACCCTGCTGTTCACGCACGGCACGTTCACTTTGGTTTTGCCTGCGATTGCGACGGCTATCACGGTCTTCGCCTTCTTGGCGCTGGCAATCGTCGGAGGTGGTGCCCGATGAGCGCCGAGAGCCTTAACACCTGCACGCTGAGCGGGAACATCGGCAACGATGCCGAGGTGAGATACACGGCTGGCGGAATGGCGATCACGTCGTTCTCGCTGGCTGTCAACCACAGGCGCAAGCAGCAAGACGGCAGCTATGCGGACGAAACCAGCTGGGTCGATTGCACGATGTTCGGCAAGCGCGGCGAATCGCTGCAAGCCAGCGGCTACCTGCAAAAAGGCGCAAAGCTGGCCGTCGTCGGACACCTGCGCATGAGCACATGGGAAGCCGACGGACAACGCCGCCGCAAGCTAGAGGTCATCGTCGACAACATCATCGGCATGACCAACTACAGGCAACCGCAGCAGCCGCAAGCCCAGCAGCCCTACCAGGCTCAACCGCAACCGTCGTACACGCCTGACGTTTACGACGAAGACATTCCGTTTTAGGGGGTAGATATGCAAGGACGAAAACTGAACGTGAAGCTGTTCGACGGCGGGGATTTGCCGCGCTATGCTCATGACGGAGATGCTGGCTTTGACCTGTGCATCACCGAGGATTGCAGGCTTGAGCCGAACGCCCGCGCAATCGTCGGGCTCGGATGCGCTTTCGAGATTCCGAGTGGGTGCGTTGGGCTGTTGTTCCCTCGCTCTGGTCTTTCGAGCCTTTACGGCGTCACGCTCAGCCACAGCGTCGGAGTCATCGACAGCGGCTTTCGCGGCGAGGTGTGCGCACCTCTCGTGAACCTCAGCTGCGACACGGTGTATCTGCCGAAGGGTTCGCGGGTATGCCAGATGGTCGTTGTGCCGTTTGTGCCGTGCGACCTGGTGAAGGTCGAAAAGCTGAGCGGCACCGAGCGTGGCGAAGACGGCTTCGGCTCTACCGGTATTGAGTAGATGATGTGTCGTGGATGCCAAGGAATACTTTGAGGGCATACGCGACGAGGTGGCGAGCCTTGAGAAGTCAAGAGAAATGCTTGCACGTCTCAAGGCTCGTGAAGGGGCAAAGGCTCAGAGTTATACGGCTGGCGGTGGTGGCGGTTCGTGTGACCCTATGGATGCGATCAATGGGCGCATCGACTTTGAGCAACGCTTGAAGCTGCGCATCGTTGAAAGCAATGCCGCCGTTGATGAAGCCTGCGCTGTGCTGTATGGCAACGACAATCACGGCGGCTTGGCAAAACTCAAGGGCAACCGCTACGCCGATGCGGTATGTATGGGCTACTGCCAGGCGATGCCATGGGCTGACGTTGCTGTTGTTATGCAGTGTTCGCCCAAGTGGTGCCGCGAATTGTGCAATGCCGCGTTCAGGTATATCGATGCCGTTGGCGTGGCGTGGCTAAAGGAAAATTAAAAACAGTACTTCCCTTCACTTCCCGCTTTATTCTAAAGTTCGCTACGGTGGATTAGGTAAACGAAAGGGACACGGGCTTTGGCTCGCGTCCCTTTTTTGTTGGGAAGATACGGCGATGGCTAAGGGCTTCTCATACCGCTTCTATCACTCGACCGACTGGGAGCAGGCTCGCGAGCAGGCATTGCAACGCGATTGCTACCTTTGCCAGCATTGCTTGGCTCAAGGAGTAGAGACACCAGCGGTCATGGTTCATCACATCGTGGAGCTGACTCCAGCGAACGTCAACGATCCGAACATCAACACAAACCTCGACAACCTAGTGAGCCTGTGCGACCTGTGCCACAAGAAGGTGCACGGCTGGGTAAGGCAAGGCAGCACTAGGCAAGGCTTGGCGTTCGATGAGGACGGCAGCTTGGTTTCGTTGAACGGTGAACACACAGACTGAGCACAATTCGCAGCTCAACAAACAGAGACAACAAAACAGCAGGTCAGAGCGACGCAGCATCCCCCGTTCGAAAACCAAGGCTACCAGCCTAGGGCACCAACGCCGGGAGATAGATTTATGCGCGCAGAGGTTTTCAGAACGGGGTGGTCTTGTGGCAAAGCGAAAAGTATGCGAAAGTACCGAGATTTCGCCGAAAGTCGCGAAGAGCCCCCCGAAGAGGAACGGGCAATCGGTGCAATCGCTCTATCAAAACGAGTTGAAACGCTTGCAGCGCTTGACCAAGGACGTCATTCCAGACGACAAGCGCACGGCCATCATGCCGCTCATGTCGAACATCGCGTTTCTGAAAGTGAAACTCGACCAAGCTCGCGTGGAGCTGATGGGCGAAAGCATCTTCACCGAGTACGACAACGGCGGCGGTCAATCGGGCTTGCGCGAGCATCCAGGCTTTTCCGCTTACAACAAGCTGTTCACAACGTTCTCGCGCGGTATCAAGCAGATCACCGACATGATGCCGAGCGGCAGCACCTCAGCCGATGCGCTCATGGACTATCTGAACGAGACGAGGTTCGGTGGCTAGGAAGAAGGCCGCTGGCTCGTGCGAAAAGGCGATACGCGAGTACTTCGGCGGCGTCCTCGACGGCACGATAACCGCGTGCGCGAAGATGCAGCAGGTCGCGGCCATCGTCCTTCGAGACTTGGACAACGACGACCCGCTGTATCCATACCACTATCGCGAGGAATACGCGCAGAAACACGTGAGCTTCATCGAGCGCTTCTGCCGACTTCCATCTGGCAAGCTCGGCCAGCCGTTCGAGCTTGAGCTTTTTCAGCGAGCCATCCTATCCGTCGTTTTCGGCTTCGTGGACGTCGAGGGAAAACGGCAGTATCGCGAAGTGCTCTGGATTATGGGGCGCAAGAACGGCAAGACCGCGCTTGCTTCCGCCATAGAGCTTGACTTGCTTATCAACGACGATGAGGGTGCGCCCGAGGTCTACAACGTCGCCACGGCTCACGACCAGGCGGCGAAGGGCTTCAACAACGCCTGGCGCATGGTGCTCACATCGCCCGCTCTTGGGCGGCACGTTCGCAAGCGCGTGAGTGACCTCTACTGCGACCTCAACATGGGTTCAATCAAGGCGCTTTCCGCCAACACGAACCACCTCGACGGCCTTGACATCTCAGGTGCCATCGTCGACGAGCTCGCGGCCATGAAGAACCGTGATCTGTACGACCTAACCATTCAGGGCACGTCCGCCCGCCGCCAACCGCTGGTTCTGGAAATCACGACCAACGGTTTCGTTCGGAACGGCATCTTCGACGCCCAATACGAATACGCCACCAAATGGCTCGACGGTCAGGCGACAGGCGAGAAGGCTGAGCGCTTCATAGCGTTCATCTTCGAGCTTGATGAGCGCGATGAGTGGCAAGAGGAATCGGCGTGGATTAAGGCAAACCCTGGCCTTGGCACCATCAAAAGCCTTGAGGGCTTGCGCCAAAACGTCTCAAAGGCCAAAGACGACCCGACATTTCTGCCGACACTTCTGGTCAAGGACTTCAACCTCATCGAAAACCAGAGCCAAGCGTGGCTTACGTGGGCTGAGATTCATAACGATGACACTTTCGACCCGTCCGACGGGTCTTTTTCTTATGCGGTGCTCGGCGTTGACGCGTCAGACACCACCGACCTCACCGCCGCATGCTTGCTGATGATGCGCCCGAACGACGAGCGCATATATGCGATGCACATGGCGTGGATTCCGCTTCGCGCCTTGGAGCAGGCGGAAACGGAAGGACGGCGCGGCGGTCGCGACGGCGTGCCTTACGACGCGTGGATCGCGCGCGGGCTTCTGCGAACGTCTCCGACGCCAATCATCGACAAGCGGCTCGTGCTCGATTGGGTGGACGAGGTGCGCGAGAAATGCGGCATCTATGCCGTCGCGTGCGGCTACGACCCGTGGCACATGCGCGACGTGCCGACGGTGGAAGCCTACGAAGGTTATTTCGGAGCCGACAACTTCAAGAAGGTCATCCAAGGCGCTCAAACGCTCTCGATGCCGATGAAGGAGCTACGCGCCCTGTACAAGGAGAACCGCGTAGTTGACAACAGCAACCCGATAGCCGAGTGGTGCCGCTCGAACGTTGCGGTGCGCAGCGACGCGAACGGAAACATCGCGCCCGACAAAAAGAACCAAGACCCGCGCAACCGCATCGACGCCTGGGCGGCGGAATGCGATGCATTCGTGGTCTTAAAAGACATGATGGACGATTTCAGAAGCATGATTGGAGGTTAAACGTGGCTAAACGAACGTCGATGTTCCGCTCAATGTTCGATGCCGTATTCCACAAGCCGATCATGCAGGCCGTGGACGGTTACTTTCAGACGTTCACGGCGTACGCGCCGCGCTTTACAACGTGGAGTGGCGGCATCTATGAAGCGGAGCTGACGCGAAGCATCATCGAGCGAAACGCCGACCACGCGAGCAAACTGAAACCCGAGGTTTCGGGAACCGCGCAGCGGTTGGCAACGCGCTCGCTCGAATGGCAGCCGAACCCGTGGATGACAACGCCGCAGTTCCTGCACCGCATCTCGACGATGCTGGACGTGTGCGACACGTGCCTTATCATTCCCATTCTCGACGGGAGCACCGAGACCATCACGGGCTACTATCCTGTCCTTCCGGGGCAGTGCGAAGCCTACGACGTCGGCGGAACGCTGTGGCTCAAGCTGTCTTTCCCTGGCGGTGACGCCACGATGCTCGAATGGTCGCGTGTCGGCGTGTTGACGCGACACCAATTCAGAAGCGATTTGTTCGGCGACGGGACGAACGTGCTCAATCCGACGCTAGAGCTGATGCACGCGCAGAACGAAGCTGAGAAGACGGCCATCGAGCAAGGTGCCGCCGTTCGCTTCATAGGCAAGATGTCGCAGAACCGCAATCCCGAAGACTTGGAGAAGGCCCGAAAGGAATTCAACAAGCAGCTCGGTTCGGCGAACGCCGGCGGTATAGCTGTCTATGACAACAAATACAACGACGTCAAGCAGATAACGCCGCAGAGCTACACGGTGGACGCCGCCCAGATGGAACGCATCGAGAAGGCCGCATATCGGTTCTTCGGCTCGTGCGAAGACATCGTTATGAACAAGGCCGACGAGGAAACATACAACTCGTTCTACGAGGGTCGCACAGAGGTTTTCGCGGTGCAGCTCGGATACGTGCTCACGTGCATGACCTTCACGCCGAACGAGATCGCGTACGGCAACAGCATCATGTTCAGCGCGAACCGCCTTGAGTTCGCCAGCAACCAAACAAAGCTCAACGTCGTCACATCGCTCTACGACCGAGGAATCATGACGGGCAATCAGGGCGCTGACGTGTTCCAGCTTCCACATTACGAGGGCGGCGACCGCCACGTAATCCGCGGCGAGTACATTGACCTGGACTTGATAAGCGAGCACACATCCGAGCAAGCCGCCAAGGCGGCTGAGGTAAACGCAAACGTCGCGGCAATCGACAGCAATAAGAAGGACGGTGACGACGATGCCAGCCAAGCCGAATGAGCGTCAATATAGAACAATGTCGATGGTGCTGCGAAGCCTGCCCGATGGCGGCAAGCGCGAGAAGCGCATCGAATCTGACTACTACGTCGAGGGATACGCTTCGACGTTCAATGACCCATATGTCCTTTGGCAAGACCCTTGGGACGGCACCGAGTACCGCGAGGTCATCAGCCCAGACGCATTCGTCGATACCGACATGAGCGACATCATCATGCAGTTCGACCATGTGGGCGACGTTTTGGCGCGCCAGTCGAACGGCACGCTCATCGTCGAGCCCGACGAGCACGGGCTTTTCATGGCCGCCGACCTCTCGAAATCAGAAGCCGCCCGAAACCGATTCGAGGAAATCGACAACGGCCTTGTTACACGCATGTCGTGGGCGTTCACCATCGGCGCGTCCGAGTATGACCGAGACACGCACACCACGACAATCACGCGCGTCAAGAAGATTTATGACGTGTCCGCAGTCAGCCTTCCTGCTGACCCGAATACCGAAATAAGTGCAAGAAACCTTCTCAACGGAGTGATTGAGGAGTCGCACGTGGAGCACGTGCGCCGCAAGAACGCGCTCGTAAAGGCGCGTGCAGTAATGGCAATCGCCACCAATTAGAAGGGAAACAAACATGAACCTTGAAGACCTGCTGAAAGAGCTCCAGGCGCTCATCGACAAGTATTCCGCCGATGACGCCGAGCCGACCGATGAGGACGCAGCTCGCATGGCCGAACTGACGAATAGCATCAACGAGATTCGCGCGCAGCAGACTGCGACCGCGCAGACCCGCGCCGCGACCGTCGCAGCCGCCCGCGCAGCCATCGAGAACGGCACCGCCCGTCGCGTGGATGCCGTTCCGCTGGCGCGTTCCGCCAATGTCGTCGGTGCTGGCAGCGCCTACGACGTGACCGACTACGACGCGGCGGCAACCCGCGCGTGGGTGAAGGATGTCGCCGAGCGTTCGGGCGTCCAGCTCGTTGGCGGTACTGCTCTCACCGACGTCGAACGCGCAGCCCAGAACCACCTTATCGAGCAGCGTGCCGAGTTCACGCACACCACAGGCAATACGGATGCAATCATCCCCGTTGAGATTCAGAGCCAGATCATTAGCCTTATCGATAATACGGCGGTATTGTATGGCGACATCCACCGCTCCAACCTGTCTGGCCAGTTCGAGATTTCCCGCCACGTCTCTATCACGAAAGGCGACGCAGCGAAGACCGACGAGGGCGCGGAACCGACCGATGTTGAGCAGAACGAGTACGACGTGATTACGCTCACCGGCGAAGAGATCAAGAAGACCGTCGAGATGTCCCGCAAGATGGCCGTCCAGTCCCTCAGCGGCTTCCAGCAGTACATCATCGACGAGGTTTCCGCCCGCCTTGCCGTGGCCTGCAACGCATTTTCCCATACGCGCCTTGCCGACACCACGCTCGGAATGGCTGCTGCGAACAAGATCGAGACCGCAAAGGCAAACGCTATTGCCAAGTCCGACATCACCGGCATGCTTTCCAAACTCAAGACGTTTGGCAACCCCGCCGCTAAGGGCGTCATTATTTACGCCAACAACGACACGATTTGGAACTACATCGCCATGATTGAGGACGCCAACAACCGTTCCTATTTCGTGAACGAGAGCACCGATGACCCGACCGTTCAAGGTCGCATCTTCGGCAAGCTGGTCAAGTGCGACGATTCCATTGCCGACGGCGTTATCAAGGCGGGCTATCCTGACCTGTTCCACGGCAACCTGTTCGATGGCCCCGACGTAACGCCATACGTTGCGCCCCGCAGCCAGAAGCGCTGCTTCGATGGCTACGTGCTCTTCGATGGCGGGCTCGTGGTACCGCAGGCGTTCGCCCAGCTGACCATCAAGACCGCCTAAGAAGGCGGTGCGCCATGGCCGACAAAGCTAAGAGCAAGCTGCTCGACGCGTGCCGCGCCGCCCTGCGCATTCCCGCTTTCTGCAACGACTTCGATGAAGAGATTGCAGACGTCATCGACGCCGCCCGCGCCGAGCTGGTAGCGGGCGGCGTCCTTCCCGAGAAGGCCAACGACGACTCCGATGGCCGCATTCGCCTTGCCATCAAGGTATACGTCAAGGCCAATTTCGGCATGGACAACCCAGATGCAGACCGTTTCACGAAGTCGTTCGAATGCATGCTCACCTCCATGAGCGGTGATTCGGCGTACAACGGCGGTGATGCGGCATGAGCGGGTGGGCTGGGGTTTGCACGTTGATTGCGACCGTTTCCGAGCGCGACGAGCTGGGGGTTTCGCACAAAAAGGAGCGTTGCCGCCGCGTGCCGTGCAATGTCTACGGCATCAGCCAGACGGCGTATTACACCGCCGCGCAAGCTGGCGTTAAACCGCAGGCGGTCATCACGGTACGCGCGTGCGCTTATAGCGGCGAAAAACTCTGCGAGTTCGGGGGAATCCGCTACGCCGTCGATTCTGCGGTTGTGGCGAACGTCGATAACGTGCGCCTTACCCTGGTCGAGAAAGTAGGCAACCGGTGAGCGATATAAAGATTGACCAGCTGGAAGCGATCATCGTCAACAGCATCGAAGAGGTTATCGAGGACAACGAAGAGGTATTGCAAGGCAACGTCAAAGCCGCTGGCAGCAAGGCAGTTCGCCTGCTGAAAGAGCGAAGCAGGAAGAAGAAGCGACACGGCGGAAGCTACGCAAATGGGTGGTCTTCCGATGTGAAGACCGAAGCAACCGGCACGACCTGCGTTGTCCATAACAGGCAATACCAACTTACGCATCTGCTCGAAAACGGCCACGCTATCAAAAACCAGCACGGCGACTACCCCGGCAAGGTCGAGGGCGATCACGTCATCGAAGGAGTTTACAAGGACGTTGCCGCCGAGTTCTCCAAGGGGGCGCAATGAACAGCCTTAAAGACCTCGCGAAGATGCTTGACGCGTTCGGCCTTCCGTGGGCTAACGGCGGCTTCCGTGATGGCGGTTTTCCCGCTCCGCCGTATATCGACATCGAAGCCGGTTACGGCGAGAGCACGTGCGCGGACAACGCCGCTTGGTGCCGATGGATGCCGTACGATGTGGCGCTTTACGTGCGAGAGCGCGATTACGAGCTTGAGAAGCGATTCGAAGCGGCGCTCGATGCCGCAGAGTTCAATTACAGCAAAAAGGTAACGCCGCTTGACGGTGACGATCTTATCGAAACGGCTTACGAAATCGACGTTACCGAATAAAGAAAGGAGCCGACATGGCACGAAATGGTTTCTTCGGCGTTAAGAACGTGCACGTTGCGCGTTTTACCGACGAGGATACGTTCGAGTACGAGAAGCCCGTTCACATCCCGGGCGTGGTCGAATTTAAGATGGAGCCTTCAATCGAGCAGGCTACGAGCTACGGCGATAACGAACCTTGGCTCGATAAGTATCAGGACAACGGCGGCTCTATCACGTGGTCGCTCTACGACATCGAGAGCACGCCGGAGCTTCGCGAGCTTCTGGCCGACATCAACGGATTCGATATCGACGCGAAAGGCCGCGTGCTTGCAACATCCGGCAAGCCCCCTAAGCCGTTCGCCTTCATGTGCGAGCAGCCCGGCCACGCCGTCGGAAAGCGCCGCTGCATCTACAAGTGCACGAGCAAGCCAGCTTCCGTCGATGCGAAGACGCTTGAGGACAAGCCCGACATCACGCAGATCGATTACGAGCTTACGTTCCGCCCCGTCACGCTTCCGACCGGCTGGCGCGGATGCTACCTCGACACGTATAGCGACCTCGCGGATTACGATAAGTTCTTCGAGCAGGTTGATACCGCCGTCAAGCCTAAGACCGAGGCCGCGTAATGGACGGCGGAATCATCGAGGTTGGTGGAGTTAAGTATCCCGTTGCTTGCAATGCGTTCACCCCTATCGCATACTCGCGCGAGTTTTACGTTGAGCGCAAGGACGGGAGCCGCCGACCGAAGGACATCAACGAAGCCGTTTCGATGGTGATTGAGGTTTCTGCAACGTCGAACATGCCGCCCATCGTGCCGCTGCTCGAAATCTTCTATGCCTGCGCGAAGACGTACAATGCCACGGCGAAGGACAAGACAGACCTTGGAAAGTCATTCGAAGATTGGGTTTGCAGCTTCCCGCAATCGGAATTCGACCTTGAGCGCGAAGGCGGTTGGGCATCCGACGTGATACAGATCATCAAGGACAACTTTTTTCCGAATGCAAAAGCGGACATGGAAGCCGCGGCCGCCGAAGCATCCGATGCCGCCGCTTCCGCCGGAGCTGGAAAGTAGCTGCGACGCGCTTTATATCTACTCTTGCCAGCAGGCGGGATTGAGCGTCCAGGACCTGCACACGCTGTCTTATGCGCAGGTACAAAACCTTATCGAGGTATACAACTTCGTAAACGATGCCGTGGCGTATGCCGAGGATGACGAGCAGGCGCGGCAAGGCGAAGCGGCCTTCTGGGCTGGACTGTGAGCGTAAAGCGCCAGCGCACCTACGCGGTGCGCTGCTCTGTGCGCTCATTTCTTTCATTGACAATCGAAAAGAGGTGAAACCGTGGCTGTCACGTACAAAGGGCTGACAATCAAGTTCGGCGGCGATACGACCGAGTTGCAGGGCGCGTTGAAGAGCGTGCAGAGCACGGCGAAGGACACGCAGGGCGCGTTGAAGGACATCAACCGCGCCTTGAAATTCGACCCCGGCAACACCGATTTGCTAGTTGAGAAGGAAAAGCTTCTCAACCGCGCCTATGGCGAGACGAAAACGAAGCTCGACGCTTACAAGGCCGCGTTGGCAACGCTCGACGAGAAGAAGCGCAGCGGCGCGGCGCTCACCGAGCGCGAGGAAGCGCAGTATTCGAGCCTTAAGGCTCAAATCGCAATCTGCGAAAACCAGCTTGAGAGTTATTCCGACGATCTCAAAAGCGTCGGTCGCGAAGCCCAGGCATCGAAGAGCAACCTTTATCAGTTCGGCCAGACAATCCAAGACAGCAGCGACAAGCTGGAAAAGGCGGGCAAGGGTCTTGAGACTGCCGGTAAGACTATCACGGGCACCGTCACCGGCGCTGCTACCGCGCTTGTCGGGCTTGCCAGTAGCCAGGAAGAGCAGATCGAGCAGACGCACCAGCTGGACGCTGCGTGGAAGGATGCTGGCGGAACGTCCGAGCAGGCGCGAAGCTCTTATACCCTGTTTTACAAGCTGCTTGGCGAAGAGGACACCGCGACCGAAGCGGCGCAGAACTTGTCGCGTCTGACCACCAACCAGCAGGAGCTTGACAAGTGGAACAACATCGCCGCAGGCTCGTTTTCCAAATTCGGCGATGCCCTACCGCTCGAAAACCTCGTCGAAGCTTCGCAGGAGACGGCGCACACCGGCACCGTCACTGGCGGTCTTGCCGATGCCCTCAACTGGGCAACGGCAAGCAACGAGCAGTGGAGCGCAGCGCTTTCAGGCAACCAGGCGGCGCAGCAGGCTTTCAACGACCAGATAGACCAGGGCGCGACCAAAGAGGACGCTTTCAACGCGGCGCTTGCCGCCTGCGGTGACGAGCAAGAGCGTTCTTCGCTGATCACGCAGACGCTCGATGGCCTTTACGGCAACATCGGCGAGACGTACCAGGAAACCAATAAAACGATGCTCGACGCGCGCGAAGCGCAAGCCGAGCTTAACCAGAAGATGGCCGAAGCCGGAGAAGCGGCGATGCCGTTCAAGGAAAAGGCGCTTGAGCTTGGAACGACCTTGCTTGAGAAGGTAACGCCAGCGCTTGAGGGCGTTTCGGACTGGTACAAGTCCCTAACGCCTGAGCAGCAGGACATGGCCACCAACGTTGCTTTGGGGACGGTCGCGTTCGGCGGTCTTACAACCGGCATCGGCAAGACGCTCCAAAAAGGCGTTGAGATCGGCCAGACGTTCAAGGACGTTGCGGGCGGCTTCGCTTCCCTCGCGGGCAAGTTCGGCGAAGGCGGCGGCGCTATAAGCACGGCGGCAACGGGCTTCGGCGGCATCGCCGAGAAGGCGGGCGGCTTGGCATCGACCCTTGGCGGCAAGCTCTCTACCGGCTGGACTTCGTTCACCGGCTTGATTGCGGCAAACCCCATCTTGCTTGGCGTTGCCGCCGTCGCGGCTGCTGTCGCTGGCCTTACGTGGTTTTTCACGCAAACAGAGACGGGCAAGCAGCTTTGGGCTGGCTTCACTGGATGGATTTCCGAAAAGTGGCAAGGCGTGCAGGATTTCTTCGCAGGCGTGCCGGAATTCTGGTCTGGGATTTGGGACGGCATAACAGGCAAGGCAGAAGAGGTCAAAAACAGCCTTGGCGAGAAATTCGAGGGCATAAGACAAGGCGCGTCCGATGCTTGGGAAGGCTTGAGGTCTAACGCGTCCGATGCTTGGGAAAACCTGGAATCCGCAGCATCGGAAAAATTCGGCGCTATCAAGGATTCGATTCAAACGGACATGAACACCGGGCAAATCGTCGGCTCTGCCGCTTCAAACGCCTTGAAAGCGGCCATGAACGGGGATTGGGACGCGGCGAAGTCGCAAGCCGGTAGCGCCTTCCAGACAATACAAAGCAACATCCAAACGAAGATGAACAACGCCAAGGACAACGCCATAAACGCCGGTAACTCCATCGGCGAGAAGCTGGGCTTTCCTGGACTTGGAAGCAAGGTCGCTGGCGTTTTTTCGGGCATCAAGAGCAATATTACTTCGCCGATCAGCGAAGCATGGAACTTCATCAGCGGCATCCCTTGGAAGATTCAGAACGCTTTCAGCGGAATTCGCATCAGCCTGCCGCACATCAACATGCCGCATTTCAACGTCAGCTGGCGCGACATCGGCGGCGTTGTAAAGCTGCCATCAATCAGCGTCAACTGGTATGCAAAGGGCGCATCCTTCGACAAGCCTTCGATTATCGGCGTTGGCGAAGCTGGACTGGAACACGTAGCGCCCGATGCAAAGCTGCGTTCCAGCGTCAAAGAGAGCGTCGAAGCTGGCATTGCCCGCGTGCTAGACCGCCTGGGCGGCGGCTTCGGCGGCGGCGCTCAGGTCAACGTGACCGTCAACGCTACGGTCGCAAACGGCGTTGACGCGTACACGACCGGACAGCAGATCGGCGCTGGCATTGCCAGCAAGCTAAAGCAAAAGGGGGTGCCCGTTGGAGCTTAAGCGGAAGCGAAACCAAAGCGATAGCATCATCTTCAACGGGCACGACCTGTCGAAGCTCGTCTACTGCAAGGTGCGCCGCCCCATCATGGCGAGCGTATCGGCGAGCTTCGAGGACGCGCCCGGACGGCACGGCGAATACTTCAAGAACGCACGCCGTTCCGGCTACGACTTGCAGGTTGATATGTGGCTTCGCACCGAGCACCGGCGCGAGGTCGCTAAGGCGCGGCACGATTTGGCGGCGCTGCTCTGGTCTGACGAGCCGGCGCCGCTTTATTTGCCTGATGACCCTACGCGCTATTTGATGGCGATTGTTAGCGGCGCAACCGACCTTGACGAGATTACCGACGATTGCCCTTCCGCGACCGTTACGTTCCACATTGGCGATCCAGACTATTACGGCCAGCATCGCCGAATGGATATGAGCGACACGGCATCGTTCGCCGTCGGCGGCACGCTGCCTGCCGCTCTTACCGTGACGGCGAAGCCCGGAGCTTGCAGCTCGTGGCGCATTACTAATACCGATACGGCGGAGTTCGTCGAGGTGGTGCAGCCGTTGACGGCTTCGAGCGTCGTTCGCATGGACTTCGACAAGGAGCACGTGACCGTTAACGGCTCTGTTGCTCAACTCAGCATCATGAGCGACTTTTTCACAGTCAAAGACCGTGCGCACATCAAGATTTCTAGCGGCTCTGCGGTGCTGGAATGGGAGGAAAGATGGCTTTAATAAACAAGGTCAACTTCACCCGTTTCAGCCGATTCGGCGTGAATCTCGGGCGGCTCACCTACACAGCCGCCACCCATGAGGAAGCAACCGACGGAACCGACGAGCTTAAGATCACGTGCGACGAGGATTTGACCAAGGGCGAGCGCCTTGTTTGGCTTGACCGACAAGGCGTTGCGCATGAGCATATCGTTGACGAAATCGAGCGCCTGCACGATGCCGACGGCAAGCCTTATACAAGCGTCACGTGCATCAATTCCATCAATGAGACGTGGGATGATTACATCGAGGACAAGCGACCTTCCGGCAGCGCTGCCGTGGCGCTTGCTTCAATCCTCGCTGGCACACGTTGGGAAGTTGGCAACTGCGACCAGCCCGGCGGCGCTTCGCACACCTTCTACCACATCAGCGTTCGCGAAGGCTTGAGCGATTTGCTCAAAACCTGGGGCGGCGAACTTGAAACCGTCATCGAGACGGACGGCGTGCAGGTCACGCACCGATATGTGCGCGTGGTCGCGACGCGCGGAAACCAGCAAAGCCCTAAGCGCTTCACCTGGACGAAAGACCTTATCAGCATCAAGCGAAAGACGGGTAGCGCCAACCCTAAGACGCGCGTTTACGGCTACGGCAAGGGCGTTGAGACGGACACCGGCGGCTATGGCCGACGCTTGACGTTCGGCGATATAAACGGCGGCAAGGATTACGTTGAGGATGCGTCCGCAACCGAGGTTTGGGGGCATCCCGACGGCAGCGGCGGCATCGCTCCCGCTGTGGACGTTTACATTAACGAGCAGTGCGAGGATGCGGCGCAGCTTTTGGCCGAAACGCGCGATTACCTCGAAACCGTTAAAGCGCCTACCGTGTCATACGAAGCGAGCGTGCTTGACCTGTTCGCGTTCGGGCGAGATTGGGAGGGCGTGGCCGTCGGAGATTGCGTGGCGATCATCGACAAGGGCTTTTCCGATGCCGGAATCAGGCTTAAGGGCCGCGTCTCGAAGCTGTCCCGCGACCTGGTGACCGGCGATGCATCGGTGACGTTCGGCAATCTCACCGATGACCTGGCAGACATCTTCCAGGCGATGACGCAGCAGCTAAAGAGCGGCAGCAACCAGCGTGCGAACTATGACGCAGCAGCAGGAACGTCCGTTTCGTGGCTCAGCCAGCTCATGGCCGCGCTAAACAAGGCGTTTAACGCAGTCGGCACGTACAAAGTCGAGACGTTCGAGCTTGGCGTTATCTACTCAAACGTGCCGCTTGATGCCGAAACGGGCGTGCCGCTCAAGGCAACGTCCGGCATGTGGGCGGTCAACATCAACGGCATGGGCATCCGCCTTGCCGCATCGCTTGCAAGCGACGGTCAATGGAATTGGCGCACGTTCATCACCGGCGCTCAGGTGAGCGCCGATTGCATCAACGCCGGAACGATGCGGGCAGACCGCATCCGCGCGGGCTTGCTGACAGACGAGGTAGGCGCGAACTATTGGGACTTGGAAACGGGCGAATTCCAGCTATCGCCCACCGCGAAGTACGGCGACGGTGGCTATACCGTCGATGGCGTTATCGAAGACCTGCACGGCGAAATGAAGCAGAACAGAACCCACATCGTGGGCCTTGAGAACGACTTCCAGACAAGGAATAAGGAACTCGACGAGACGATAAGTACCCTCGACAAGACGGTTGACGACATCGCCAAAGACGGGATCGTCACCGAGGCGGAGAAAGCTGCCGTAAATAAGATTCTCCAGACCGTGCAGAAAGATAAAGAAGACCTATCTGCACTACACAGATCCCTGTCGTCAAACAAGAATTTGCAGGTTCAATTCAAGGCGCAAGTCTTAGAGCCGAGGTACAACAAAGCGTTCGGCGAGGGCGGAGCGTTCGATGTCCTGATGTCAGCCATCTCGGATGTCACGAACTGCTCGACAGCCGAGGAGCTGAAAGCCGCCATGTCGGATTATAAGAGCGCCTATGAAAGCTACTCATCCGCAGTAACGGTCTATTCGGCGGTAGCGCGACAGGCGACGAGCATGATTGCGCAAGAGGTTGCTAAGACCGATGCGGAGAAACTTGTCGACAATCTCGACGAGAGCCTCAAACAGCAAGAGATCTTCAATCGGCTCACCAACGACGGAGCAAACAAAGGCATCTACATGTCCAATGGCGAGCTGTACGTCAATGCGACATACCTCAAGAGCGGAACAATCGGCGACGGTCAGGGGAAGAACTACTGGAGTCTGACGAGCGGCTATTTCCAGACGACCTATGGCGTTATCGGCGGGCTATCAATCGACAACAACAAATTGTATAGATATAAGCTCACGCTGGACTCGAATACCTCTGGCCTGTACATCGGCGCGGACGGTTTCAGCGTCGGAGGCGGCACCTGCTACACGGCAATGGCCAACGGATACCTATATGGCGGCACGGCTGAGGATATTACGGGCTATGTCGGATTCAACAACTACAACACAAGTAGTCGTGTATATGGTGCGCGATTGGCAGGCAAGGGATGCATTTGCCTTTTGACCGACGACTGGATCGGAGTCGGGCCATACAAGGATCACGGCGAGTACGTCGAGTGCAAGACCGGCAGAACCGGCAGCGTCACTCTCGTTGGAAATCTACAAAGCTCGTGGACGAACATGTCGTTGACAGGAGTCTACAACGTCAGCAATCTCTGCCAAAACCTCTCGATGCACTGGACGAACTGGACTCTGAATTTCGATCACGGCCTCATGGTCACGGCACTTTAGGAGAGAAACAATGGCCAACTACAAAGTTGCGAAAGATGGCCTGGCTTTTTATGTGCAGCCGTGGATGCTCGACTATTACGCATCCAATGGCTACAAGGTTTACAAAACAGTTGAGGAAGAAGTTACGAATGTCGCTGCTGAAATCGCCAGCATAGATGTACAGCAGCCTGTGGTCGAGGAGGCTACCACCAATGGATAAAGGAATCGAATCACTTGCCGACGCGCTCGGCGCGACCGTAACCGAGCAAGAGCAGAGCATCAATGTCAAGTATGTGGCTCCAGACGAGTACACAAACGGCCAGATGGAGCAGATGCTGGTTTCTCTTCAGCCGCTGCTCGACCGCCGCGACATCGTGGGCTACGCGGCGGCTCGGAATACGCGTGTTCTGCGCTCGGAGTGCATGGAATATCTCAAGCGCCGCGATGAGCTGATCTCGAAATACGGTGAGCCAGAGATTGGCGAAGACGGATCGCCGACCGGTAACTCTCGAATCAAAATCGGGTCAGAAGGCTATAAATCGTTCTGCTCAGAGATCGAGCTTTACGCGAACATCAAGCACCGTCCCAACCTTTTCAAGATTTCCTACGGCGAGGTAATCGGCAAGATGTCCGGCAACGAGATCCTTGATTGCGAATGGATGCTAATCGACGGTGATGCGCAATGAACAATCAGACTATCGAGCTTGATATCGACAAGCGCGGATGCGGAAACAACTGCATCCGCATCGCCCAGGGCGAAAACGGCGGCACCACCATCAAAGCGCTCGTCTTCGACAACGGCGGGGAGTTCGCACTTGCTGGCTATACGGCGTACCTGGTTGCGCGTCTGCCCGATCGTATCCACTACTACAAGGGAACCGCGACGGTTTCCGGCAACACCGTAACGCACGTCTGCGAGGAATCGAAGTTAGCGTGCGTGCCAGGCTATACCGACGAAGCCTATTTCGAATTCACAAACGGATCGCATACGGTGCAGACCGAGCGCTTCGCGCTGGACATCATGCGCGACGCCCGCGATGGAAATACTCCGGCGAAGTCATGGGACAACGCAGTCGAAGCGCTTGAGAAGCGCGCCGAAACCACCGTCACCAAGGGCGAGCAGGCCGTCACCGATGCGGGCAAGGCGCTGAATAACGCCAACGCTGCGGTCAACATCTGCAAGAGCGCCACGGACGCGGCCAACACCGCGACGAGCAAGGCGAACGCCGCGACAAAGAGCGCCACAGACGCCGCTTCTGCTGCAAATACAGCCAAGGCGAACGCCGACACCGCAACCAACGCGGCGAATGCCGCGACAAACGCGGCCAACGCATCCAAGGACAGCGCGGATCAGGCGGCAGCTGATGCTCGTAAGGCTGCCGAGGAAGCTCGCGGCTCAATCAGCCCCGACAAGCGCATCTATCTTGCCTACGACACCGTGGGCGATACCGAGTACATCACACTAGTGGACACGGAGGATTAGGCATGGCGAAGACGCACATTGCGGACCACGAGACGCTTGAGCGCGTGGCAATCGCGCTCGAATCCATGGGGGCTTCGACAGTCCCCATTTTTAATGATGAAACTGGACGCTATACGAACTCGAGCATCGCCGCATGGCTCGCAAAGATGCGCGATGGAAAGAATTATGGCGTCAGTATTCCGAAAGGCAGCTCTACCGCCTGCACGAAGACAGGCGCGAACGCTGGCATCGCCAACCCGAAGCCTGGCGTCATCGGTCGCGCGGCGGTAGACCCGTACGTCGGCCACGGCGCGTTTCTCTTCTTCGAGGTGAACGGCGGCGTGGATGCCGACGGCATGCCCTATGTCACGGCGATCGACGGCGATGGCCGTTTCAGCCGCAAAGACGATACGTGGATTATGACGCCTGTGCTCTACACGCTGGAAACCGAGACGGACGATGCTGTCAACCTCACGGTTTCTGACACGCGCCAACCTGGTATGATCCGTCAGCCCGCCGCGCTGCTTCCCAACGGGGCGCAGCGTCCCTACATGCTTTATGCGAAATACGCCCTGTCGGTCGATGTGGACGGCAAACCGCGCAGCGTGAGCGGCGCGCCCGTCAAGACCATGAGCGTAAGCCACGATTCGGGCATCAGCCTTATGAAGACGGCCACGACCGGCGATGCGCTCAAGGTCGCTGCCGACGATTGGTACGTCAAGGCAATGTTTTTGCTCAAGTACGCTACCAAAAACAGCCAGAGCGTCTTTGCCGGTTGCACTAACCATACCGAGCAGGTCAACCCGACGCTTGCCGAGAGCAACGCTACGCGCGTTGTGATCAAGAAGGCAACGGCTGAACGCTATTCCCGTCGGCTCTGCAATGATGTTCGGCACGCATACCGGCACCAGCACCGACCGTGGCGCCGATTACAACAACGACATCTTCAACGGCGCTAAGGTCATCAAGAAGCTTGCCGTTGACGATGCCAACACGGCGCTTTATTTCGATGTCCCGAAGCCGTTCAATGTCGAGACCACCTATTACCTCAGCACCGCGCCGTGGAACACCGGCGCTTGCGACATGGTAGAGGGCGATGGTTCGCCTACCAGCTGCACAAGCGGTCGCGAGCCATTCGTTATGCAGGGCATCGAGCTTGGCTTGGGTATGTATGAGGTTCTTGGTAATGTTCTCATCGAATACGCAGGCAGCGGCACTGTCGTGTGGGTCAATCCCGACACCAAGAACGAGAAGTCTGGCAGCGTGCCAGATTCGGCGCTAAACGCTGGCGCGTTCCCTGGCCCCGCTGGCGAAGGCTGGAACTACGGCCTTTACCCGAAGACCTTCCACGGCTTGATGATGCAGCAGGGAACGGGCGCGTCAACGTCCGTCGGCATCTGCGACGGCAACTACAAGGTCGCGGACACCACCGTCGGATGGCGAGAGTGGCTTTCCCTCGGCCCTTTGTGGCACTGGGGCGATGCTGGCCTTTGGTACGTCAGCGGCTACTACGGCACCGGCTTCACCAGGTGGAACATCGGCTCGCGCCGCTCTGCAAATGGTCGCTCAAGGGGTGAAGCGGCGTAAGCCGCGAGGGGGCGCAAGCCCCCGTTCTGTAGGCAAACAGGGATTCGCGGCGCGCGGGCTGTCATGTTCTCTTGGCTTTCCCTCGGCAATTTGAGGAACAGGGGCAATGCTGGCCTTTGGTACGTCAACGGCAACAACGGCACCGGCAACACCAGGTGGAACATCGGCTCGCGCCTATCTGGAAAAACTAACAACCAGCTGAACACTTCCGCCGCGACTACCCGCCGTGCTGGCAACGAGCGGGCAATGACCTGGGTCAACGACTGAAATGGCTTTAAGACCACTGGGACAGTAGCCGTGTCGGCGACCTCTCAGATAGCATCCAGAGAGAAACGGTCTGAACAATTGAAGAGTTATTGCAAAGGGCTCCGCATCGACGGAGCCCTTATTAGTAGAGCCTACGAATCGTGGCTCGACGCGCCAGCTGGCAAGAAGAACGCCTGGCGCGTGTCCGACGAGCACGGCAGCGCCGAGTCTCTAATTGCAGAAATCGAGAGCGAGATCGCATCGCGCACGCTCGCGCTTCGGCCCATCAAGCGCTACAGGCACCGCGAGCCGACAAACGGCAAGCTGCGCATCATCGGCGTCGAAAGTGTCAAGCAGCAGATTTGCGACTACGTGGCCATCGAAGCGCTAAGCGGGCTGCTGCGCTCTAAAGTCGGCTTTTGGCAGGTTTCCAGCGTGAAGGGAAAAGGCCAGCTGATGGCCGCGAACGCCGTAAGCCGCTGGGTTCAAGAGGGAGGTTACTTCGTCCATCTCGACGTTCGCAAGTGCTACCCGTCTATCAAGGCCGATGTGGTCATGCGCATCCTTCGCCGCTACGTGCGAAGCCCCGACGTGCTGTACCTGTGCGAAACGCTGCTCGCAACCTACGGCGGCGGGCTGGAGATCGGCAGCTATTTCAGCCTGCGGATGGCGCAGTTTGTTCTTTCGTTCGGCTATCACGCCGTAGAAGGCATGCGCAAGGTTCGACGAGGTTGCAGCGTCCCAATGGTGACGCACCAACTCTGGTACGCCGACGACATCTACCTGTTCAGTCAAGACAAGCGCAACTTGCGAAGCGCGGCGCGGCAGCTGCAAAGGCTGCTGCTCAAGGACTTCGGCCTTCACGTCAAGCCGTGGAAGGTCTGCCGAGTCGGCGACCAGGAGCCTGTTGACGTCGTTGGCTTCACGGTTCGCCGCAATCGCGTGACGCTGCGACCAACGCTATTCCTACGCGCGTGTCGAGCTTTCCGCAAATACCGGCGAAGTCCGTCGCTTGGGCGCGCTAGGCGCGTGTGCAGCTATTGGGGCTGGTTTAGAAACACAGATTCGCTCGCCTTGGTTGCGAGCAACAGATTCGACAAGACCATCAAACAAGCAAAGCGGCACGTTAGCGCCGCAGAGAGGAAGAGACATGAGTTATCAGACGGTATCGGCAACGCCACTTGCGGCTGTGCTGATCGAAGCCCGCGCGGACGGCGCGTGCGCCGACGTTTGGCTTCGCAAGAACATCGAGAAGGACGTTGCAGATAACGGCCCCGATGCCGAGAAGTCAATCGAGTTTTATAAGGCCGACGAGCTTCATTTCGTCCAAGTCGGCGTGCCGACCGTTGATGAGGTGACGGCGGCGTTCGACGAGCTGTGGGAAGCGCACGAGGATGACGGGCTTACCGACGCCGAGCGAATCGACGCGCTCATGGCGCAGCTCAAGGCGACCAACGCCGCACTCGATGACACGAACGCCGCGTTGCTCGAAATCGGCGACTTGGTAGGCGGTGAGTAATCGTGGCGAAGATCTACTACGAAGCCGTGAAGAGCGGCAGACGAACGCTTGAGAGCGTTCCGAAACGGTGGCGCGACGCAGTGGCGGCGATGCTCGAAGCAGGCAAGAAAGACGACCAGGAAGGTTAAAGATTATGGACTTTACTGCAATCTACACGTTCACCGACCAGCAGATTTGGGCAATCGCTGGCGCGTTCCTGTTGATGCTGTTCGACATGATTAGCGGCATCATTTCCGCCATCATGAATCATCAGTTCAAGAGCTCCACGATGCGCACTGGGCTTGGGCATAAGGCCGTGTTGGCGCTTATCATCCTGCTCGCGATGTGCATCGAGATTCTGAGCGTTCACGTCGCTGGCCTTGGCTTCGGCGGCGTGACGGTGTACGTCGTATGTGTGGCGATCATCGTAATGGAGGTCGCCAGCATCCTCGAAAACCTTTGCAAGGCTTACCCCGATATCGCGAGCCTTCCAATCATGAAGATTTTCGAGCACGCCGATGCCGAGGCGGCTACCGCGAAGGTGATTGCCGATGAAGCATCTAAGCGCGGCTAGGCTGAAACTCGCAATCGCTTTGCTGCTCGGCATCGTCATCGGCTTCGCGGCGTGGTTCGGTGTGACGCTCGATCACGTGCAGGCCGACGGCGCGCTCACCGCCAAGAACTATGAGCGCGGCTACAGCGACGGTGCGCAAGACGCACAACCCATCATCGACAAACAGGCAAGCATACCGAAGAGCGGCTATATGCCGCTCTTCTTGCAGAAAGACCCCCAATGGGTTTCTTGCGCCTACAGCGACGAAACCATTGGCACGTACGGCTGTGGGCTCACGTGCGCCGCTATGGCCCTGAGCTACGAGAACGGCGTCACCGTCACACCAGACTTGCTTTCGAGCCTTGTTGGCGAAGCGTGCCTTACCGACCGTGTGAACGACATGGCAAAGTTCACACAGCTGCTCCATGACCGCTATGGCTTCGACCGCGTTGACACGTTTTGGGACACCGACACGGCGCTCGGATACGTCGATGACGGTTGGATCGTCTTCGCTGGCGTGAGCGGAACGCTTGGCGAACGCAACTACGGGAGTCACGTCGTGATGCTGTGGCGCAGAAACGATGACGGCACCTACGCGATGCGAGACCCCGACGATGGGGTGAATTCAATCAAGACATGGACGAGGGAAGAGCTTAAAGCCGTCGGCTTCGGCTCTTTCAACGCTTTGAGAGGTGATAAACGATGACTATGAAGGGCATCGACATTTCAGACTATCAGCGCGGGCTTGACCTCGGCGCAATCGACTACGATTTCGTTTTCTGCAAGGCCACAGAAGGCACGAACATCATCAACGACACGTGCGACCCGTTTATCCAGAAGGCAATCGGGATGGGCAAGCTCTGGGGATTCTACCATTTCATGGGAAAGGCCGACCCCATTGCACAGGCGGACTTCTTCTATGAGAACTGCAAGAACTATTTCGGTCGCGGCGTGCCGATGCTCGATTACGAAGATTATGGCCGCATTGGCACAGATAAGGCAAAGCAGTTCCTCGACCGAATCTATGAGCTTACCGGTGTGCGCTGCATAGTGTATATAAGCCGAAGCGTATGCACAGAGGAAGATTGGCGCGAGATTGCGCCGAATCACGGACTTTGGGTGTCGCAGTATGCCAATAACAACGTTACCGGCTACCAGGATTCTCCGTGGCTTCCTTCTGGCGGCTTCGGCGCGTGGGAGACATGTGTCCTGCATCAATACACGTCTCATGGACGCATCGACGGTTACGGCGGCAACCTCGATCTTGACATTGCATACATGGATGCCGATGCTTGGGCGCGATACGCCAAGCCCAGTACGTGCAACGCGCAGTATGCAGCATCCAATACGCCAAGCGGCAGCGCCGCCGACATTGCGGCTGATGTGATCCGCGGGAAGTACGGCAATGGCAACGAGCGCAAGGCCAAGCTTGGCGCTCGATTCGACGATGTTCAGAATCTTATCAACCGCGCCGCGACCGCAAGCGCTGACGACCTCGCGAGCGACGTTCTTAACGGGGTTTTCGGCAACGGCGATACTCGCCGCGCAATCCTCGCAGACCGTTATGACGATGTTCAGGCTCGCGTGAACGAGCGCGCCAATAGCGTTGACATTGACGCTCTTGCACGCGCCGTGATTCGCGGTGAGTACGGTGATGGCGACGCTCGCCGTTCCGCTCTGGGAAGCAACTATGATGCCGTTCAGAAGCGCGTGAACGAGCTTCTGGCATGAAGGACGAAGCTAGCTGGGGCATCGGTGTTGCGGCTGGCGTACTAGTCACGCTATGCCTTCTACCGTTCGTGCCTATCTTTTGGGCAGTATCGAAGTTGACGAAATAAAGAGCAAAGCCCGCACCCTGCAAAGGGGTGCGGGCTTTTTCTGCGTTTCATGCATGCTTCTCCATATCGGCGGCAACGAGCTTCTTAAGGTACTCGGTGGTGTTCGGTTGGCTCTTTAGCCACTGATACATAACCTCATCGTCTTCATTGGGATAAAACCGAATGGTGAGCTGCTTCACCGACTTCTTGCGGTAGGCCGATACGGCGCGCTTCTGCGAATCGTAGACCATTATTTGCCACCTTTCCTGCTTCTGAGCCATCTCATAACAAAGATGGTTGTCAATGACGCTGCAACTGCAATCAAAACCGTTTTCATCGCGATTCTCCTAGTGTAAAATCGTTGGTGGCGGGGCACCGCCTTCGCGATGCCCCTTTGACTCAAGACCTCTTCGAATGCTTCCCGGCTTTGCGAGAGGTCTTTTCTTTTAGGACTTGGATCGCCGTTTCCGCTGCTACTGTAACCAAGCTGCTTATCACGGCTACTGCCAAGTCCTTCAAAAACTCGTCCATTTGAACCACCTCCTTTCCTCTTGACGTCTATTATTATAGGGTAGACCATAGAGAAAAGCAAGCAGATATTTGGGATTGTTCAGTCATTTTTTATTGTTTGATTCACAGAAGGTCACGATGGCAAACCAATTGCGTGTTACCTTGATTTCAACTGAGTTGGCATATATTGTGTTCGCAGTAAGTGGCTTCTGCTCCACCATCGTGAATGTAAGGCCACTCAATCGAGTGGCCTTTTTTATTCAAGACTTTAGTCTGCTGGCCGCGCAGCGGCCAGCTTTGAACCACCCGCTACGCGGGTGGAGACAAACGGCTTTACAAAGCCACCCCTCCGACCGATATTGACGATTGTTCAGGCCGTCAAGAAT